TCTTCGTAATAACTTGGATCACTCTTACTTCCAGTACCGTCAACACCAAAGTTACAACTTCCAACGAAAACAATACCTGCTAGAGCAAGAGAGGATGGTAGTGGTCAACCTGTAATTAAAGTAAAGTCAGCCACCTCTAAAGGATATGAGGTAGCAAAAGAAGGAGATAGTATAAACCTATCTCAACCTAATAGCGAGACTCGTAGAGGCAGAGTAGGAAAGAGCAAAGCTCAAACATTAGAAACCTCTTGCAATCAAGCAGTAGTGACTCCCAAGATCATAGGATACTCAAGAGATGACAAAGGAAAGGTTACTAACCGACACTTGAAAGACACGGCAGGAACAATACATACCGCAAGTGGACAAGGAGGCAACACCGACCAATTTGTTCAAGACTACAGCATCCGTAGACTAACACCTATAGAGTGTGAGAGGCTACAGGGCTTCCCAGACAACCACACACAATATGGTATCTACGATGGGGAGCTCAAGAAGATGAGCAACACTCAACGCTACAAACAATGTGGTAACGCAGTAACTGTAGATGTAGTACAAGCGATAGCAGAAAGACTACACCCAATGTTTAATAATTTATACTAACTTTGAACTATTAACTAAATTATATAACGATGACTAAAACATCTATTGTAAAGGACATCAAGTCCGCAGGTCAGCCCTACGAAGGGCAGTACGGAACTCTATATGGGTTCTATGTAACATTTGAGAACGGAGACAACGGAAAGTACAATTCTAAGTCTCAAGATCAAACTAAGTTTGTAGTTGGTCAAGAAGCGACCTACGATTACATCCCACGAGAGTACAACGGCAAGACTTACTACACGGTCAAGCCTGTGAACCCTCAGTATGCAAACAACACTCTATCAATAGAAGGTGCAACACACACCTCAAAAGATGAGAGTATTATTCGTCAAACTGCACTCAAGGCAGCAGCCGAGTTAGGTGGTACACCTCAACAAGTTATTGCGAATGCACAAACATTTGCTGATTGGGTAATGAAGAAGCAGTCAGCCCAAGCGACTTCATCTCATCAGCAACACTTTCAAGGTAGAGAAGAACCTCAACCTGTAGGCAACGATGGGTTGCCGTTCTAAAGAAAGTATCTATATTAGGGGGGCGCATTTGCGCTCCCTTTTTTAACACCTAAAACACTCTATGGCTAAAATATCATACGCTTCAGTCTTTGACAAACTTGACCAAGTTAGAATGGGTAAGGTTAAGGAAGGATTGAAGTTTGGGCAATGGAATCTTGATGCTCATTTAAGATTCAAAAGAGGCAACTTTAACATCGTTCTGGGACACGCCAATGTCGGTAAAACCTCAGTAGTGCTTTACTTAATGTTGTTACAATCAATCGTTAACGACATAAAGTGGTTGGTCTTTAGTTCCGAGAACACACCTGTATCACTTATAAAAAAACTAACCGAGTTCTTCTTAGGTAAGCCTATTAATAAGATAGAAGAGGATGAGTTCTATATGGCTCAAGACCTTGTGCTACGATACTTCATTATTTTAGACACCGATAAGAAGATGTACA